AACTAATCATAGCTGACCTACGCACACCACCTACAACTACGATCTGTCCAATGAAGCACATAAGATCGTGACACTCAATGCTTGACAACTTACGACCTTGTGCACCCTTGAATGTAGTCACCGCAAAGTTAAACAGTTCTACCAAAGGTGCAGGTCCACTGGCTCTACCACCAAAGATCTTTAGTCTTGCACCAGCAGGACGTACCTTAGAGACATCCCACTTAGGAATCTCACCAGCCCATAGGAGAGCAAGAACTTGTCTGAACGCTTTAGCCCAACCTTCCTTACTGTCTTTGACAACGACTGTGGTATCACTGTCGAACAACTCAGGAACTTCAGGGAGCTTACTTACAAATTGCCTCTCGACACTGAAGCCGACACCAGTACCACACAAGAGAATGAACATAGCCTCGTCGAAAGATTTAGGATCATCTACGGGTAGGTAACTACAGTTGTACCCTGCAGTGTTGTCACGCTCTAATGCCTTACCTGCAGTCATCATAGCTCGCATAGAAGGCATAACCTCTAAGCTAAGAATAGCTTGTTCAATATCGTGAGCAACATTAAAGTTAGCCTCACTAGCCCCACTGTCAACTACAGGTTCTACTACGTTATTCATATAACGATCTACTGTTTCATCCCATGCTTCTCGTCTACCTTCTTCGTCAAGCCATCGTGCATAACGTGACTTGTGAATGAAGGATTGATAGTCTGTTGGTAAATAATTGTCCATATACATCACTCCGTAATTAGTTTCATTGCTTTAATCTTCATACCATCTACATCGTAGATAAATTCCTGTAGTGCATCCTTTACTTCTTCATCAACAAAGCCATCCACAGGAATAGGATACTCGTCTTCGTCTATTTCTAGTGTAAGAAAGACTTTAACTATCACCGTTCTCTTCCTCAATTAATTGATTCAGATACCACTGTGCTTTCTGTAAGTCTTCAATACCATTCTTGTATCTGTATCGCCATAGGTATTTCATAATGTTACCCTGCAGGTAATACTGAAAACCTTCCTCACCAGTTGCTGCACGAATAGCATCAATACATTCTACTCCTGCAAAGTTGTAGTGCTCTGGTGAGTTTACCATATCTTTATCTGCCATACATATCTCCCCTAATTAAACTTCACTTTAACCACATTGTCTTCTACACTCTCCACTGTAGCTTTTGGTGCGGCCTCTTCTTCTTCTAACACATCATTGGCATACTTGGCAAGTATGTCTCTTACATCATTGTCATCTTCCATAGCTGGGATAGATGCACAAACCATATGACACAAGCGCATTAGGTTTACGTAGTCATCATCTGTAGTAGTGTTCTCTCCTGTAGTCACAGTGCCTACTATCAACTCCCCTGTCCAGTTTCCCTTTGGGTCTAGGAAAGGTGTGATACGTATAATAAAATCGTTTGCATCAAAGTCCATGAATACTTTTTCTTCTGTCATATTATTTCCTCTTCACTTTTTTGTATGGGAAATGTATTAGATCAGGATGCATGTCCTTACCCTTTTCATTTAACCAATCTTCTGGGATGATCCTGTCATAAAACAAGATCTTATTTCTTTCACACCACTGACCATAGGTTGTCTTAGCACCCTTACTCAGCTTACGTCTACTACTTTCAAACACAAACCTAATGTCTAGCTTTGGATGCTGTTTCTTAATAGCTGCATGTTTACGTCTATCATCTGATGTAAACCTACCCTTAGTTTCTATTATGATCCCATTAGGTAACACAAAGTCTGGGGTATAGGTGCGGTACATAAGATCTTCCCATTCAATCTTGATGGCTTCGTACTTGACGAGAACATTACGTTCTACCAAGTAGTCCTTTACTTTGATCTCTAGCCCACTCCTATACCCATGTTTCAGAGCAGCGGCAAACTGCTTGCCATTCATTAGATACGCCACAACCCATTCCAAGGACTAGGCAAACTACTTACAGTAGCTACACCTAGTGTGCGTAGTTCTTCTCGTACTGCTGCTTCTGCTGCCTTACGAGCTTCCATAGCGGAACGTAACCCTGCATACTTAGCCTCATGTAAGGCTTTCTTACGCTCAACAAGATCCTGTTCCATAGCATTGATCTGCTCTTGCATTTCTTTTATTTCGTCATCACCTAACATTTAATACTCCTTTACTTCTATGTATGGTACAATGGGTTTTACCTTAGCTTGAGATACCTTAGATGGTAACTCTTGTAGCGTAGGGTAACACTCAAACCTGTAGTCACAGAACTTGCAGTTACTGTTTAGTACTTTGTTGCCTGATGCCTTACCCCTGAATGTCTCAGGTACAGGATCAAAACAACGCTTGAACTCGTTAGCATTTACTGTGTCAACAGTATCTTCTAATGTAGTAATTTCTGCGTCAATGTCAATACCCTCTGCTGGAACATATTTAATTCCACCATTGGCTTTGTTGACTACCCACCAGCCACCTGCTTTTTTACCTGCAGCCTTAGCGTAGCCAGCCAGTTGACCTACGTAACCAAATGGATCACTGTCTTTCAGTGTTTGGAACGATTCAAACTTGTTTCTGTATGACCAGTCAGATGCAGATTTAACGTCATCGACTGCCCCATCCAGCACAAGATCATATGATCCTTTTATTGTAGTCTCACCCAACTGTAATTCAACAAAGTTGTCATCGTCTTCGTACTTAACTCCTGCTTCTGTTATGATACCCTTGAACGCTGCCTCTACGATGTCACCCATCAGCATGTTCATTACGAATGTTGTTGGTTTGGGCAATGCTCTCTCTGGTTTATTCTTCTCAAACCAAAGCTGACAAGTCGGTCTGCCTACATTAGACATACGCAGCCGAAACTTGTCACGCTTATTGCCCCCACCAAACTGGCGTCTAACAGCATCCATTACATCTGTACCAATCTGTTTAATTGTTTCTTCCGACATTGTTGATTTACCAGATGTAGCATCTTCAAGATACTGATTGATCGCCAGTTCAGCAGGATGGTTCATTAGACAAAATCCTCTGCGTCAATGTCTACGAACTCTTCCACAGTGTCTGTGTCAACTTCTTCATTCTTATGCATGTTCTCATCCCATGAATTTAGAATGTACGTATTGTAATTCTGAATCCATGCCATGAAACTAGCAAAGTTTTCCTGTGCTTCATTGTCCATGTCCAACGTATTGTTCAAGTCCAGTGAAGTGTTAGGCACATAGAAGCTGCTACCATTTGGTAACGGTACTTCTGTTGTGGTCATTGACACGTAGTGCTGTGGTGGCAAGCGGCGCATCTTTGTCAGATCAGCAAATACTTTACCGACTGTTTTAAATGCGTCACGGTTGTCAATCTCCCAGATGAATGGGGTAGACTCTACATCAACAGAGTTACCTTGATCGTCTGTAGGATTGACCATCTCAACGACACCAAACAACGCACGAACACGCTTGATTGATCTAATCAAGTCTTTCATATTGTCTGGTAGTGCAGCCCAATCTTGGATAAAGCCAGCAGGTTTACCACAGTTGAAGCCACCATCGTTGTCTTTCATGTCAGCGTTAAGGTCATTAGCCATAACAGTTTTGACATAGCGGTTTGGTCTTGACTCATTACCCATGACAAACTTCTTGTGCATGAAGCGTTGCAGGTAAGGACGAATAGACACACTATCAGCGTAGTATGTAGGCCCATCTGGGATCTCTAGCTTGTAGGTGCCACCACTTACAACCTCTACGTTCTTCATCTTACCATTGATCTCTTGCTGACCCATGATAGGTGAGTGATGAATACGTAAACGTGCAAGTGTACTTGCTTTAGCAGACTGCTTTGGTGCATCTGCGTTCATGCCCATTGCTTGGGCCATTGCTGAGAAATTGTTTGTGTCGATTGTTGATACTTGATTCATATTAAGTCTCCTTTTATTTTAGACGAATGGTGGTTATATCATATTACATCTTTTACGTCAAGCCAATTCGGACCAATCTTTGCCTCTAATAATAGAGGTACATTAAAATCTATGTTCCACTTACGGTTGACGATTGCGATTAGTTTGTCATTAGCTGTGCTAAT